TCCGTGGGGGTCGCCATGCTCTCGGCGATCTCCTTCACCTTCGTCACATACTCCACGAAGGTCATCCCCTGGAGCGCCGCCTTGTCTGAGGCCACCCCGTTGGCGATGAGCACATCGCTGTTGGCCTTGATGCCCCGCTGCATGCCCACCATGAGGCTCTGCAACTGCTCTGTGCCTCCACCACTTAACTCCATGGCGGCGGTGTACTGGTTCATCTCGACCACCGAGGCCCCGGTCGCGTACTGGAGCACCTTGAAGGTCTCGGCCAGTTCGTAGGTCTTTTCGACCGCCTCACCCACGTAGTCGAAGCCCTTTTTCAACGCCTCGAACGCGAGGCCCACAGCCCCCAGTGCCAAGGATGCTGTTCCAACCTTTTCGAACGACTCGATCAGTGACCCCAGGTCCCCTTGAATCCCCTCTGTCGCGGCCTGGATGGCCCCCTGGCTGTCCTTCATCCCCTGAAGAAGGCCATGAATGTCTGAGGTAAATTTGACTGAGAGTTCCTTGTCGTCTGACATTCCTACCCCTGCAGTTGGCGGACCCAGGCTTCCAGTGCTTCAGGACTCATAACTTCGTGTTCCTCTGGCGGCTCGATGCCGAGATAGGCCTTGACCATCAGGTGGAGCGGTGGGCATTCGGACCAGTAGTCCAGGAGGTCTTGGACCTCGGGCCACGGGGTGGCGTCCAGTTCGTGGATGGTCCATCCCGTGGTCGTAACGATGAGCCCCGTGAGGCGGCTCCAGTTCAGGGGTTCTGAGGAACTGGAGCTGCGTCTTCCGGGCGGGCGAAGGTGACGGTGTAGAGGTCTGCCGCCCCTGCCTGGATGGCCCCAGGAGACAAGGAATCGAAGTCCTCGTCCGGAAAGGCCAGCTTGAGAAAGGTGATGCAGTTCTCGGTGCGCTGGATGGGGTCGAGCCCCGTGACGGTGAGCCCGTCCACCGCTGGGGAGTTCGCCTTGAGGACGCCATAGGTGAGCGCGGGAATCGGCTTGCCGAAGAGAGTCGCCATGGCCTAGTTCCCCGTGTAGAGCGTGGCCACCTGGCCCGCTGCGTTGGCGCTGCACTCGAAGTCCACGGACTTCTCCATGAACCCGGTGTTCTTGAAGGCCAGGGAGAGCTTGGGGATGGAGACCACGGGCAGGTAGATACCTGCGGGGCTGGCGATGTTCGCGCCGGAAGCGGCGGCCTGATAGAGGTTGAACAGCCGGAGCCCGAACGTGGTGTTCGTGCCCATCATCTGGTTGGTGTAGCTGATGGTCGTGCCCGTGCTGGCAGCCGTGTACATGTAGCTGACCTGCATGACGTGGCCGTTGTCAGCCGCGGCGAAGGTGTAGACACCCGAGCTGGTGGGCGGAACGTACTGCCCCGTGGCGGGGGCAGAGGCAACAGCGGTCAGGAACTTGTTTGCCGTCACGTCGAACACACCCAGGTCGCCACCAGCCACCGTAAGGGCGCCCTTGACGGTGGTATAGGTGCCAGCCGCCAGGGTAAACTGCTCGGCGTAGATCGGTTGGACGGACCCGACGGCGCTGCTGGAACCAGCCAGGATGGCGCTGATGAGGCCGCCAGCGAAGTACCCGGTTTTGAATTTGCCGGACAGCTTGCCTTCGGCCTTGGCCTTGTCCACTGCGAACTGGAGGTTGCCCACCAGGTCCACGATCTTGAAGGAGGCATCCAGGCTGATGTCTTGAAGCACGGCAACCACGATCGGAGTCACCGTGCCGGTGAGGTTGGGGGCAAGGGTCAATAGACCCGTCCCGAAAAGGGGTTGCGACATGGTGATCTCCGAGGGGGCCGTTTCAAAGCGGCCAAAGGAGTGGGGTTAGAACAACTTGGCGATGCGGGCCTTGAGGGCTTCCTTCTCGCTGGAGATGTAGTTGTGGACGGTGGTCGGGACCTCGGCCATCGTGTTGCGCACCACGTTGGCCCAGAAGGCTTCGACTTCGGCGTGAATGGCTGCGAGCTTCGCGTCCACCTCAGCCTCGATCTGCTGGACGACGGAAGGTCCAGGAGCAACCGCCGCGTCAGCCCCCCCTTCATCGGGGGTGATGGCCGCCGTCACGGACGGCGTGGGAGTTTCAGGGTCTTCAGGCATAGGGCCTCCTTTAGCGAACTTCAACTTCGATTGGGAAGATCAGGAACAGCGAGTCACCCAGCACGCCCTCGTCTGACCAGACAGGGCCGGAAATCCAGGCGTGGCGAATGCGCCCCAAGGTGTCGCCCAGGACCTGGACCTGCCCGGGAAATCCCGGCCAACCCTGGACCACGACGGGCACGATGGCCGCCTTGATCGCCTCCAGGAAATTGTTGAGCACCGTGGAGGGCGCGACGGGCGGATTGGCTTGGGCGTCGCTGTTGTGCAGGTAGCAGTAGATGATGTGTTCGTACTTCCAGCCCGTGGGAAGCCCGTCTGGATCGTTGATTGGGGTGGGATCGCCCATGGTCTGGAACAAAGCGGGCATGTCTTCGGTGGGCACTTCGCCGATGGTCTTGAGGATCCGACTGGAGAACTTCAGCCCCGACGTAGTCTGGAGCTTGGCGAACAGGGCAACGGCGATGCCTTCGGCGTCGTAGGTAAGGGTCATTTGACCGCCTCCTTCAGCGCAGCGGCGAGGCCCGCCGTGATCTCAGGACCGAGGGCCCCGAGAGCAGAACGAAGGAAGGACCGCTCGGGGATCTTGGAGCCCGGGTGATGCACGGCGCGGGCGAACTGCATGGAGCCCTCGCCGATGGCCCTGGAGATGGCCCCAGCCTTACCTTTGGCATAGCGCCCGCCCTTGGTCGTCATGCTCTCCCTGGGGCCGATGAAGCCTGCCCGGGCGAACATGAGGGCCTTGCCATGGATCGGAAAAATGTCATGCGCCTTGGTCTGGCCACCCATCTCGTGGATGCGGGCGTAGACGACGTTGGTGCCGACGATTCCGGCGAAGGTCGTGCCGTCGTCCGTAGCCTTGGCGGTGATGGAACCCTTGAGCCGCCCGGTTCGGGTGTGCAAGGCCTGGCCGGTGAGCTCATTCTGCTTCACGTAATTCTGGAGCATGATCGCCAGGCGCAGGACGGCGCGTTTCATGCTGTCCCGCGTGCCCGCTTGCAGGCTCTCCATGAAGGAGAGAACCCGCTCGGACCCGATGAGTTCGGCGGCGATCATGATTAGCCCACATTCCGGCGCGTGTAGCGCTCAAGAATCAGCGTCACGTCCAGCGGCGCCCAGGTGGCGAGGTAGGCTGCCGTCATGCGCCCGCCCACGGATTCAGAGGACTTCCCCTGCCGGTTGCGGTTGCGGAACAGCCAGCCCACCAGGGCCCAGACGGCGTACTGCAGGTCCATGGGAATCGCGGAAATACCGCTATAGCCCGCCGTGTAGTTCACTTCACAGTTCTGCTCTCCTCGGGTGAAGAGACACCCGGCCAGACGAATCTCCTGGCGCATGGGGTCGAAGGTGTAGCCATAGAGTGGGTAGGGGTTCGTTCCGGGCGTCACCAGCGGGATGCTGATGCCGTCGATGTTCACGAAATTGATGGTGGCGGGGCCGTAGGGGACCACGATGGTCTTGCTGCCCCAACCCGAGAAAAACCAGTCGTAAGTGGCTGACAGGATCGGGTTGTCCGTGAAGTCCTGAATCAGGGTGGAAGCCGCCGTGATCAAGGAGGCCAGCACGACGTCGCTGTTCGTGGTCGTCTCGTTCAGGTACGCTTTCACGTCTGACAGAGCCGCCATGTCGTTCGCTGCCATGCTGACCTCCTTTCTTCACGGGCGTGTGACTACTTACCTTCAGGGCGCTTATCGAGCCCAGCGCCCGCGCTGTGGAGGACACCGTAGGCAACGACCTTTCCGCCTTCCAGCTTCACGATCTTGTCGCCGTTCTTCGCCTCTCGGCCATTTCGGTAGTGCATGATGTTTCCTTTCAGTGGTGGAATTCGGGCGTGGAGGTGACCAGGGTCTAAACGAGCCCCTGGATGATGCCGAACGCAGGCGCGAAGTGCAGTTCGAGGTTGGCGTCGCAGTAGACGCCCATCTCATGCAGGCGCTTGTACTGCGGCCATTCGATGCCGTAGTAAGGCTGCCGCTCGCGGACCACGATGGGGCCATCCTGGAGCTGCTGGACCTGGTAGGGCAGGCGGCTGGACAGGGCAAGCACCGTTCCGGCCGGGATGTCGGGGTGGACATGCACGGCGATGGACTGCTGGACCGTGGGGAACGGGTTCAGCAGGTCGGGGATCTGGTACCCGGCCACGAACTTCTTGCTATCCACGGACTGGCCGTCGGTGACCATGCGGACCAGGGGCTGGGAGCCGTTGGCTGCGCACAGGTTGCGGATCTGGATACCCTGCGTCGCGTTGACGAAGAGGTCCGTGGGTCCGAGCTTGTAGTTGTTGAACATGCTCACGAGCATGTTGGTGATCTGGGTCACCCCGCCCTCACCGTCGGACGTGAAGCTGGTTCCCGCGGCGTCCGAGAAATACATCCCGTTGCTCGCGTAGGCGGCGGCGTAGTTGAGCAGGCCGCTGAAGCTGTTGACGGTGGAACCCTGCTGGCTCTGGTTGTTGAAGCTGTAGTCCAGCGTCGAGTTCCAGGCGGTGATGTTCTGCCCGGTGGTGGTCGGCGTGGTGGTGGTGGTCCAAGTGGGCGCGGTGACGACCGTCTGGAGGGTCAGGGCACCGGTCAGGCCGGCGTAGACCGCATAGGCCACGGCGCCAGGGACGCTGGCCCAGGTGGCGGTGAGGTTGGTGCTGCCACCGGTGGCGCCGGAGTTCTGGATGGTCGAGGCGATGCCGTAGCCCTGGTTCACCACGTCGGTCGTGCCGTCCGTGTTGGCCCGGGTGACCTGGGGCTGGATGCCGTTCGCCAGGACCAGGTTCTTGTAGCCGAACAGGGTCAGAGGCACGACCTGGACGTAGTACGTCGCGTTGGCGACGGTGCCAGCGCCGCCATGGCCGACGGTCACGGTACCGACCTGGCCGAGGCCCTGGGTCTGCATGCCACCGATCAGCTGCCACTCTTCCTTCTGCTGGAGGTCATAGACAGCCAGCTGCATGGCGGTGGCGCGGACATCCTCGAAGTTCTGGGAGGCATATCGCGCTTCCCATGTCACCGGGTTTTCCAGGCCGATCCCGGCGTAGGCGGCGGACAAGGGCGTGACGGTCGTGTTGATGGCCGCCCCGCGGTGACCTTCACCCACTTCCGAGGTGGTGGTCAGATCGAGAGAGGTGATCGCCTTCCAGCGGTGGGACGTGTCGCCGCGGCCCGGGCGGCGGGGAATCATCAGCCGGATGGGCGTGATGAGGGGGATGGCCTTTTCTGAGGGCGTCTGGAGGTCGTAGAAGACCAGGCCGGTGCCCTGGCTGATGCCGCCAGCTTTCAGCAGCTGATCGCGGCTGCCCGGATCGTTCTTGCGGATGGACCGAAGGAGGTCCAGGGTTTCGTAGGTGAGATCCATTGTCTTTCTCCGAGGGGGCGGTTTTTATCCGCCAAAGGAGGGTTGGAAAGGGTTAAGCGCTGAGAGGCGTCCTCATGGCCTTTTTCATGTCGAAGAGGGGGTCTTTGGGGTCGAGTTCCTGGGTGAGATCGTCACCGGGCAGCAGGCCTTCCTTCTCTCGGGCCTTGGCCAACAGAAGCTCCAGGGGCGAGGCGGCCGGTTGGGCCAGGGCCTTCTCCAGCAGGCCCTTCATCTCCGCCAGCGCTGCGCCCTGATCGGACACGGCCTTGCGCAGGTCGCCCAGCTCAGCCGACTTCCCGGCGTCGTCCTTGGACGAGTCGTCCTTGACCGAGCCCAGGATCGCCTTCACGGCCTTCCCACAGGCGTCCTTGTGGGCGTCACAGGCGTCCTTGTGGGCCTTGTGGGCCTCGTCCAGGTCCTTCATCGCCTTGGAGGTGTCGTCCTTACTGGCGTCGTCCTTGAGGGACTTCACCGCGTCGGACGCGTCCTTGTGGGCCTTGTGAGTGGCCTCCACGTCTTTCCAGGCCTTGGAAACGTCATCCTTGGCCGCTTTCTTGAGATCATCGGCCATGTCGGCCTCCAATGAAACGGCCACGGGGCCGTGTGGGTGGGATTCCCATCGCTTGAGCAGGTGGGCTTTCAAGGCCTTCGCAGCCTTGCTTTCAGCCCCGCGCAGGGGCATTCCTTCCGGGCCGGCGGAGGAAACCAGCAACTCCTGGGTCTCCTCCTCGGTGAGCTCGCCGAACACCTCGACGCCCATGGACAGCCACTCGCGCAGCTTGGCGGGCATGGTGGACTGGTCGCCCTCCATCTCGGCCTCGGCCTGGAGGGACTGACACATCCAGCCGATCTCCTGGAGCATCGAGGCCAGCGAGCCCACGGTATACATGGACTTCTCGGCGGCGCCGTCGAACTTGGCGATCTGGAAGCGACAGTCCGGGTTGGCGGGCCGGTCCACCACGGAGACCTCGGAGAGGCTGATGCCGGTGATGATGTGCCGGTCGCTGGGGTCGTATTTGACCTTGCGCCCGCCGATACTGAAGCCCTGAAGGACGCCCTCCTTGACCTTCTTGACCGTCTCGGAGTTGATGATCCGGGCCTCAAACTCGGTCTCCCCAGCATCGTTGACATGGATCGACAGCGCCTTCCCGGCGGCGATGTTCGAGTGCATCTCGCGCACGTTCGCCCACTGCATGTACTCCGGGATGGCGGCCTTGATGGCGCTGGCCAGGATCACCTCGCCATCGCTGTCCTTGGTCTCGCTCGATGCCAGGCCGGACACGATGATCGAGCCGTCGTCCTGCTCCTCAGCCTTGGTGAAGTTGGCGAACAGGTTGAACGAGGCTTTGGCCAGCGCAGCGGCGCTGCCCGCCTCCTTGAGCAATGCGTACGTCCTAGCGTCGGCCACCGGGCACCTCCTTGGGCTTCTTGGCATCCAGAACCTTCTGGACGTCCGAGTCCGAGAGGATGGAGATCTCCTCGAGCTCGAACTTCTTGATCCCATTCCGCGGCGTCACCTTGCCCCGGATGGAGAAGAAGTAATCCCCACCGATGGGCAACTGGTCCGCGTCCACCCGGAGCGTGCCGATGGCCTTGTGCCGGTCGAAGCCGATGGTCACTGGAACTTGGATACCTCGTGGCATGGGAACCTCAGCGGTCGTAGTGCAGGCCCTCTGACTCGCTCAGAAGGGCTTGAAGGGTTGAAAGGTTGGCCGGACTGGGGTCGCTCACCACGGCCTGGGCCCCCGCGCACAGGCGCTCGTAATAGGCCGCGAACGTCTTGCAGACGGCGTGCCCGCTCTGCTCGCACATCTCGTAGACGCATGAGGAGGTGGCGGAGGTGATGACCGGGAGCGGCACTAGACACCACCCATGGACTGGAACCCAGCTACCTGGGCATCGGTGCCGGTGAGGGCCGTCACGACGAGGCGGCAGTACTTCCATGGCACCAGGGGGCTCACGGAGGCGTCCGCGCCAAACATGCCGGTGCCCACCAAGACGCTGGACGCAGGCGGGCCCGCTGGGGCAACCCCGGTGCCGGTGCCGGTGAGGCTGATCGCCGTCCCAACGCCGGCCGGAGCGACGCTGGTCTGCAACCCCACGGGCAGGCCGGGGATGTCGTCCCCGAATTCGAAGTGGCAGGTCGCCGTCACCGCGCCGGATGTGCCGGTGAGCTGGGCATAATAGGCGTCCGGGGCGTCCGTGACCTTCGCCCAGGCAGTGGCGCCGGTGGCGGTGAGGGGCGCCCCTACGGCCTTGGGTTGGGCCACACCAGCGCCCGGGCCCATGCCGCGGTGCCAGACTCGGAGGAATCCATCATCTGAGCTGCTCATTTACTCCTCGCTTTCATTGGAAAGAACTGCGATTCGGTCACAGCGACAGTTCGGGTGGGCCACGTCGTCAGCGGCTGTGCCGTCAGAGAACTCCCCGTCCACCGGGGCCTCCTGGCCGTCCAGGTCCTCGCACTGGTCACAGGCGTCCGC